TAGATGCTCTTGTCTTGTTTAATGAGGCTTTAGGCGTCAAGAAAGACCCCGCAATTCTTAATAATCGAGCCAATATTTATCAGCAAATGAAACAATTTGATCTGGCTATGGACGATTATGACGCTGCAATTAAGCTAAATCCACGGTTTTTAGAAGGTCATTACAACAAGGCTAACTGTTTTAAAGAGACAAATCAGTACCATGAAGCCATTGTTTGGTATAAAAAAACCTTAAAAATCAACCCTAAATACTTCCATGCTTGGAATAATATGGGTCTTTGCTGTCAATCTATTCAAGATTTTGAGGGTGCTTTAGCAGCCTGTCAGGAAGCGGTTAAGATCGAACCCAATAACTACGTCATTTACAACAACATGGGGTTTACCCTACATGTGTTAATGCGTTTAGATGAGTCTATTGAGGCTTTTAATAAATCCATAGAACTAAACCCAGAGCAGACCGACTCTAAATTTAATATCGGGTTTGTTTACCTGCTAAAGGGAGATTTAGAAAAAGGTTGGCAAGGGCATGAAGAAAGATGGAAGAACAAATATCGCCCATCCGCTTTACCAAGGGTTTGGAACGGAGAAGACGTCAAAGGTAAGACCATTTATATAGTCCATGAGCAGGGTCTGGGGGACACCATTCAGTTTATTCGTTATGCAAAGCAATTAAAGGCTGCAGGAGCCGCCAAAATTATTGCAGGGGTCAAGCCAGAGATAGCTGTTTTAGTCAGCTCTATGCCCGAAATAGACGAGATTAACATTAGTTCTCAGTTTATTCCTGATTATGACTATCAGTGTCCTATGATGTCGCTCCCATATGTCTTTAAGACTAGGGTACATAACATCCCCTATAAGCCATATTTTAAGGCTGACCCTGTAAACGTTTCCAGATTTGCGGAAATGATGGGTCCAAAAACTAAGCTACGGGTTGGCATTGTTTGGTCAGGCGGATTCCGTGCAGACCAGCCTGAGATTTGGGCAGTTAACGAAAGACGCAATATCAAGCCAGAAAAACTAGCCGAAATATACAACCCTAATGTTGAGTTTTTTAACTTGCAATTTGGGGCAAAAGAGCTACCTTTTCCTATGGTTGATCTGATGGGAGAGGTTGAAGACTTTTCAGATACTGCCGCCATTATTGAGAACTTAGATCTAGTTATTTCCGTAGATACCTCTACGGCTCACGTTGCGGGCGCTATGGGCAAAGAAGTTTGGATGCTAAACCGTTTTGATACTTGCTGGCGCTGGTTAGAAGACCGCAAAGACTCTCCTTGGTATCCAAGCTTTACCATCTATCGTCAAGAGAAATTTAATAACTGGGACAATGTGGTTGCCGATATCAAGCGGGATTTAGATGCAAGAGCAAAATAACCCACTTTTTTACAGTGAAGGTGGAGTTGGAGATACGCTCCAGCATTTGCCTTTTATGCTGTTAAATAAAAACCTCAAGCCTCGCTATTGCATGATGAATCATTACAAGGGAGCTAAGGAGCTTTTAAAGTCTTTGGGGATTAAACCAGAATACACGTTTTATTACAAAAATGACATTCAGAAGTTAGATCTGTTAAGAGGCATGGGCTTAAAAACTCCTATGGAATCTGTGCCTAGGACAAAGTACTTTAATTACAATCCATTCCCAAAGCAGAAACCGTTGTTTGAAGACAGCAAGCCTGTGATTGGCGTCCACTTATGCGGAAGTAAATTTTCTGCGGATACCTATACCAAAAATGGTATGGCAACCAAGACTATTCCAGCGGATATTATTCATCACTTAAGTCATGAATATAATGTGATGCTTTTTGGTCTACCCGAAGAAGTTACTATACTAAATTTAAAACAGTCTAATAACTTGAAATTTGTTACCTTTTTAGATGTAGCTAAAAGCCTATCTTATGTAGAGCAGTGCCATGCCGTAGTCGGCGCAGATAGCTCAATTAAAACCATGAGTTCGATGCTCAAGATACCAACTTTTGTTTGGCTAGCAGACCATGCAGATTATTTTAGGGATACGGTATTTATTAGCCCATATGTGGATGACGGGGTAATGAAAATGTATCGGTACAAAGACGCCTTTAAAGAAGTTAACGAGGGCATGAAAGCAACGCAGGACTTTTTGAAAGGGATTTTATGAACTATGTTATATCTTTAAAGCGCACTCCAGAGCGTCTGAATACATTTTTAAACAATAACCAACATATGGATTTTCAAATATTTGATGCCATAGACGGAACTGATTTACAGCCATTCGGTAGTTATAACAAATACGCCCGTGCAAATGCCTTATCCCATATTGCCCTTTGGAAAAAGTGTGCTTCTGGTGACGAAGACTTTTTAATCTGTGAGGATGATGCTGAATGCCATAGAGATCTTCAGCGGGCTTTAGATGGTATGAAGGCAGCTAAACATCCGTATGATTTTGTGGCTTGGGGCTGGAACTTTGATGCCGAACTTTTTGCTAGCATTTATCCAACCTTAAGTCCAGTAAGCATGCGGTTTAGCCCTGAGCATATGGGTCAAAATAAACAACATTATTTAAATAATCCAGTTGATCCTGTATTTATGCAACTTCATTACTTGTTTGGTAGTTGTTGTTATACGATTAGCCCAGAAGGAGCTAAACGGTTTTTGGAGATTCTTGACCCATTAGCGGAAACTGTTACTGCCGATATTCCTAATATTCGTACTTGGACATTCCAGCCTATGGGTATGGACTGTGCTATGGCTGCAGCATTCTGTAAAACCCTTAGCGCCGTATGTTTTCCACCTATGGCTTTAACTATGAATGACCATACAATCAGCACAGTGCATGGCAAGTATGACCAAGCTTAATCTAGGCTGCGGTGGCAACATCTTTCCCGGCTACATTAACGTTGGATGGGAAGATGGTAAGCCAGACTCAGATATATATTTAAATGTAGATTTAAGTAAACACTTTCCATTTAAGGAAGTGGAGGTTATCTACAACTGCCACTTCTTAGAACACTTAAGTTACTACGATGGGATTGAGTTTTTACGCAAGTGTTACGCAGCCATGAATGACGGTGCAGTGATGAGGATTGTGGTTCCTGATTTGGCTCTGTGGTGTTTAAAGTATTTGCAACATGACAGAGCATTTTTGGATGCCTATCGTAATGCTTATCTTGGACCAGACTACCCAACCGATGGTTCCATCTTTATGGGAATGCTTCACAACCACGGACATAAGATGGGTTGGGATTATGAAACGCTACATTTTTTATTAAATTGGTGTGGATTTAAAGAAATAAAACAAACTAAATACCGTGAAAGCTGTCTAACAGATATTGAAATGTTAGAGCCAGTCAATCCCGGACGTGAGTTAGAAAGCCTCTGCGTAGAGTGCTATAAATAAAAAACCCCCGCTTCTTTAAGGCGGGGGCTAAACCCTCACGAGGTTTGTAGCTTTGTGAGCTATTAGTATGAACCGTATACGCCCAATGGGTCAGAAACACCGAAGGAATAACGCTCACGAGACTTGTAACGAACGTTACCAGTATCGAAGTCGCCGTCCATGCTGTTCTGCAATGGAATACGTACAAAGTGCTTCAGTCCGTTTGGAACATCAGTGGTCAAGAACCATGCGTTGGTAGCGGTCAAGAAGTGGTTAATTGTGTAACCTTCTGGAACGGAACCGTTGTTCTTGATTGCGTTGATGTCGTTGTTGTTTGTACCAACACGCAATTCAGTGTCAAGCAAACGAGTTGCAACAAACTGTAATGCAGGTGGAACAACCAATTTCTTAGGACGTGCAGCGATCAAAAGACCACGCTCATCTGTCCATGCAGCGATTTGAATAACAGCATTTTCCAATGCGGTTTCGTTCAAGTCAGCAGGGGTAGATGGAGTGTTGGCGTTAACACCACCAGAGATCAATGGATGTGCTGTAGAGAACAATGCCTGACCGTCACCATAAGTAACTTGGCTGTTGAAACCGTTGTTCAATACTGCAGCAGCTTTAACCTGCTTGGTGTAAGCCATAGCACGAGCTAGACCTTTGGTGTAGCGAGCTGATAAGGAATCATAGAGGTTGTCCTCGATTGCCTCTTCAGTCAAGCTAAAGCCAAGGGCGATAGTTTCGTGGTTGTAGCGAGCTGTCCATGCTTCTTGCGCATTGTCGTAAGCGATGGCTTGGCCTTCGTTCTTGACTGGTGCAGCGCTAAAGCCTGACAGTTTTGTTTCTTCTTCGAATGAACGCTCAGAGGTCTCTGTTTCGTAGATCTCTTTGTGTTCTTCACCATAGCGAGCGTACTCAAGTCCGAACAAAGCGTTCAAACCGGGGAGCAACTCTTTTAATAGTTGGGCACGTGAAATAGCCATTTGTTAGCTCCTTAATTAAACGCCAGTGGCATTGAAGTAGCTATGGTAACCGAAGTTCCATGTTACTAATGCTTCTGGGTAGCCAGTGAATGAGAACTGCACTGCAGATGATTGAGCTGTTGAAACTGCTTGGCTCAAAGTAACTGTAGTACCGTTGACGGATGTAACCCAAGTATTGGAACCAGCATTGATGCCGGGGCCAGCTACTACCATACCTGCTTGAATAGCGGTGTTAGCAGCAGACAAAGTCAAGGTTGTGCTTGAAGTTGTAGCGTTACCAGAAACGGTAACAGCAGAAGCTGTAACGAGCTGAACAATACGGAATGGAGCGGTTGTGGTTAATGGGCTAGCTACGCCAGTACCGATAGCGGTAGTAGCAATAGCAATACCAGCAGATGAATCGCCAGTAGTTGTTGAGCCAGTGTTGCTGTTAGCGTTACCTAAGTAGTAAGCATTAGAACCAACGAAAGATGGGTTAATGTACTGGATGGTAGAGCTGTTAGAACCTTGACTTAATACAACTGCTTGGAACACTGCTTGAGGATCATCTACAACATAACCGATTGCATCAGTAGCTGTAGTACCTGCTTGATAGAACTGATAACGGTTTTTACCGTAGATAGGACCGCCTGTTGTTGAATATTCGCAACCAACAAAAACACCGATAGTACCAGCAGTACCACCGTTAGCTGTTGTTGGAGCTAATGTTGAAGCAACCAGAGTACCTGCTGCTGTGCCAACACCAATTTGAACAACGTCACCGTTGTACAAGCTAGTAGCATAGCCATTGTAGATCGGGAACATGCGGGTAGAACCAGCAAATACACGACCACCAATCAGGTTAACTGGCTTTAGACCGTAAGGGGCCGAAACTGTAGGATAAGCCATTTAAATCTCCTAATTATTTAATTACCAGATCCAAAGCTTACTGTTGACTTCCGTTCCATAAAGAGCGGCATTCTTGAGTCGCTTTGGCGCATTAAATTATTGTCCACAGCCTCTGCCTGTTGAGATGTTTGTTTAGCTTCGTAGTCCATACGTTGCTGCACTAACTCTTCAGGGATTTTGCAGAGCAATAACCCGCCAATCTCGATATTGTCTTTATATTGACCTTCACGAGCGGCTAGCAGTTGATATTTGGGTTGCTCGTCTACATGAACTGGTTCCCATCCTTCACGATATTTCGCAGAAATATTGCGAGGATCGGCACTATTTAACATAGATACTCGAATCCAACGATACGCAAACCCCGGTTGTTTGTCCGGCTCAGGTAAAAGTTCAGGTGGCATCCACTGCTTGGGACGCTCTGCAAATTCACGGGTTTCTAATTCTCTAGTACTGCTCTTTGGTGCGTTAGCCATGTCAGGCCTCCATTCTTAAAAGTTCTTTAACGTACTGCTCTGGGGTAAGTCCAAGCTTCTTCGCTATAGCAACTTGCGAAGTTGTCAACCGGACTTTCTTAGGCGCTGTCGTCCTACTTGCCGGAGCTACTACGTTTGGTTTTGCTTTAGGAGTGTCTTCTTTTTGCTTAACCTGTACTTCTGGTTCTCCAAATTCCTCTGGAAAACGTTTACGCATTGTTTCGTCTAACTTTGCATAATAATCATCTGAGCCAATAACTACACCTTGGCGTTTGAGTTTTTCGTGTAACCCAAGTGCCGAAGCTGTCATTTCCTCGTCCTGTCCGAACCAAGGATTGTTCTGTTGCCACGCCATAACTTTATCATCAGGACGTGCAACTTGAGGCTCCTGTTGTCTTTGTACCTCAAAATTGCTTTCTTGTAAAGGGGGTAGCTTAAAACCTTTGATTTTTTCAAGGCTCATTTGTGCTTTAGTCAGCTCTTCTTGAGCTTCTGCCAGCTTTTCTGAGTCTCCTGCTTCATAAGCTTCTTTGTATGCCCGCTTTGCCTCTTTAACCAAAGCCTTAGCAGAATCTTTTTTAGCTTCTTTGTACTCTTTTTCTCCTTCAGTTAGAATAGCCTTGATGCGCTTATTCTCTTCATGGAGTCGTTGAGCTGTTTCGAGGGCGGCATGACGTTCACGTTCTGCAGCTTCTTTAGCACGGCGTTCATCGTTCCAGATACGCTTCATCTGGATCATCTTGTCCTTTGCTTCTTTGCTGTATTTGTCTAGTTCATCAACCTCAACCTCTAAAGCTTTTACTTTTTCGGGGTCAGCAGGGGTGCGACCACGGTCTTCTTCTGGGGTATCATCCTCGATTTCAATA